GGCCAAACTGAACGGCGGCGATCGCTGGGCGTGCTTGGCCGCGCCGATCGCTGCGGATGGTGAGTGGTCCGAAGCACTGGAATACGCCCAACAGCAGGGCTTTTCGGTGGAAGCGGTAGTGATCACCAAACCGGTGACCACCGGCGCGCAACTGTCAGCCATGCATGACGCGGCGATCGCACTGAACAACACCTATGGCCGTCGGGCCTTCGTGATGGCCGCGAGTGCCGGCATCACCGTGCTGCAGACCTGGGATCAATACCTGGTCGAACAGCGGGCGATCACCAGCGGCCTGGCCGCGCCGCGTGTCCTGGTCGTCCCCCAGTTGCATGGCAATGACTTGGGCGTGCTGGCTGGCCGCTTGGCCAATGCTGCCGTGAGCGTTGCCGACAGCCCAATGCGCGTGGCGTCCGGTGCAGTGCTGGGCTTGGGCCCGGTGCCCGCTGACGTCGAAGGCGTGCCGCTGCCATCGGCAACCCGGGCCGAGTTGGATAAGGCGCGGTTCTCCGTGTCGCAGACCTATCCGGATTATCCCGGCGTGTTCTGGGGAGACGGCAACATGCCCGATGCGCCGGCCAGTGACTTCCAGGTGATCGAGTACCTGCGTCTGGCCGACAAGGCAGCGCGCCAGGTGCGCCCGTTGTTGATCCGTCGCGTGGGTGACCGTCGCCTGAACAACACCCCCAACAGCATGGCCGCCGCGATCAGCGCGTTCATGAAACCCCTGCGCCAGATGGCCAAGTCCGCCACGTTCGCCGGCCAGGTGTTCCCTGGTGAGATCGAGGCACCCAAGGACGGCGACATCGTCCTGGTGTGGCACAGCAAAACCAAGGTGGAGGTTTACATCAAGTTCCGCCCGCTCAACTGCCCGAAAGACCTGACGGCCAACATCGCCCTCGACCTTTCCACCGACGATTCGGAGTAACCCCCTATGTCACGTATTGGCGGCAAGAACTTCGACGTGAACCTGGGCGATCTGCTGGTTCACGTCGAAAGCTGCACCCTGGATATCACGGACAACACCGCCGTGGCGCAGAGCGGCGGTGTACCCAACGGGCACGTCGACGGCGACGTGTCGGGTAGTGGGGAAATGGAGTTCGACACCAGCAACTTCAACCTGCTGATCGAAGCCGCTCGCACGGCTGGCAGCTTTCGCGAGCTCGAGCCGTTCGACTCCATTTTCTTCGCCAAGGCCGGCGACGAGGAACTGCGTATCGAGGCTTTCGGTTGCAAGTTGAAGGTCTCGAGCCTGCTGAGCATCGATCCGAAAGGCGGTGAAAAGTCCAAGCACAAGGTGCCGTTTGACGTCACCAGTCCGGACTTCATTCGCATCAACGGCGTGCCGTACCTGGCCGCCGCCGAGATCGAGGGGCTGCGCTGATGGGGGACTGGCTCGACAACGCCAAAGCGATCGAGGAGCTGGAGCGTGAGCGTTCAATCGCTGCCCAGCTCGCCAAACCGCGGCCAACCGGGCCGAGCCGATCCCATTGCGATGACTGCGACAACGAGATTCCAGCTGCGCGCCAGGCGCTGGGCGGAATCACCCGCTGTACGCCATGTCAGTCAATTTTTGAAAAAGAGGCTCGCCGATGAGCACGAATCAGGCCGCTCAGGACACCGCCGTTGTATTCCTCAAGGCGTCACCGGCAATCGGCGTGGCCGCTACCGGCGTGACAGGTGCCATCGATTGGTCAGCGGTAGCCTACATGCTGACCGCGCTCTACATGGTGCTGCAGATCGTGCTGCTGGTTCCCAAGTACCGTCAGATGCTGCGCGACTGGAAGGGCAAGTTATGAACCTGCGCACCAAGATTGCCACCGGCGCCATTGCGCTGGTCAGTGCTTCCTTGCTCGGTTTTCTAGGCCAATGGGAAGGAGAGGGCCAGAACGTCGTCTATGCCGACAAACTGGCCCGGGGGCTGCCGACGGTGTGCAAGGGCATCACCCACCACACCAGCCCCTATCCGGTTGTGATCGGTGACTTCTGGTCAGACGCTCGCTGTGACGAGGTGGAGCAGCTGGTGATCGAGAACAACCAGCTGCAGCTGGCCGACTGCATCACCAATCAGCAAGTGGGGCAGAACACCTTCGACGCGCTGAGTAGCCATGCGCACAACTTCGGCGTGCCGACAACGTGCGCCAGTCGAGCGGTCGGCCTGATCAACGCCGGACGCATCGCGGAAGGCTGCCAGGCGATGGCCTGGGCGCCGGATGGCAAAACACCGGTGTGGGCCTTCGTTACCGACGCTCAGGGCCGCAAACAGTTTGTTCGCGGACTGCATGCGCGGCGCCTGGCGGAAGCGAGCCTGTGCGCGCAATGACCATTTCACCGTTACGCCTCGTCCTTTTTCTTCTGCTGTCCGCGCTGCTGGTCTGGTTTGCATTTGACCAGGTGCGCGATCAGCTCGAGACCGCGCACCGCGAACGCGACGACGTCCAGCGTGAGGTTACTGACCTACGCGAAGCGGCCCGAATCAGCGGTGAGTCGTTGGCGGCCCGCGATGCGATCGATCTTCAACGTACCCAGGAGCTGAGCCATGCGCTCAATCAAAACGATGACCTGCGCCGCGCTGTTGACGATGGCCGTCAGCGGCTGCGCGTCGCCGCCACCTGCAGCACGGCAACGCCCACCCAACCCGGCGCCGGCCGCGTGGCTGATGCAGGCACCGCCGAACTCACAGCAGACGCTCGATCGGATTATTTCACCCTCAGAAATCAGCTTGCCCTCAGTCGGCAAATGATCCTGGGCCTGCAGGACCACGTGCGCCGGATCTGCCTGCGCTGAGCCTCACCATTTTTGAATCCCAAACGGAGCAAGACCCGATGAGCGAAACACGCGATATCACCCTGGAAGTCGGCGACAAAGAATTCACTTTCACCCTGTCGCCCCAGGACGTGACCAAGTACTTCAACGCCTTGACCCAGAACAACAAGGTCGCCCCAGCCAACAACCTGCTGGTTAACACCGTGAAGCAGGAAGAGCGCGCCAGCCTGAAGGCACTGCTCGGCAATCCGGTCATGGTGATGACACTCGCCGGCACGCTGGTCGAGGAATACGGCCCGGACGTTGAAGTCATCGTAAAAAAGCCCTCGACCACGCTGAGCGCCTGAGTGAAGACGGACTAGGTCAACTGATGACCTTGTCCCGTCGCTGGCTGCCTGGTGCTGAGCCCACACCCGAGGTGATGGGCGCGGCCAAGTGGCTGGAGGACGAACACTGGAGACGCATGGAAATCGCCGTGGCTAACGGCATCGCTCATGCACTGAACGGATAAAAAAACATGGCTGACCGCGCTGCTCGCCTGGCCTTCATCTTGAGTCTGACCGACAAGGTCACCGCGCCCCTGGGCAAAGTGAAAATGGGGTTTTCCGACCTTGCCGAAAAGAGCGAAAAAAATATCAAGACGATGGGCCTGGGGCTGGGTGGCATGGTCGGTGCCGGTGTGGCCATTACCGAATCTTTGGCGCCGGCGCTGGAGATGAACCGCGCCCTGGGCGAGGTCCGTTCGCTGGGCGTGGCGGAGGATGCGTTATCCGCGCTCAATCAGAAGGCGTTGGAGTTCTCGGTTACCTACGGCGAAAGCGCCCGGGACTTTGTCGCCTCGGCGACCACCGTTGAGGGCGCTATCAAGGGGCTGACCGGCAACCAGCTGGCGGTGTTCACCAATGCTTCCGACGTGATGGCCAAGGCGACCCGGACCGACGCCGAAACGATGGGGCATTACGTGGGCACCATGTACAACCTGTTCAAGGGCCAGGCCGACGCCATGGGCAAGGGCGAGTGGGTGGAAAAACTCGGCGGCCAGACAGCCATGGCCGTGCAGCTATTCCGCACTGACGGCGCGCAGTTGAAGGACGCCTTCAAGGAAGTCGGCTCGATCGCCACCACCGCCGGTGTGGATCTGGCCGAACAGTTCGCCGTGATCGGCTCGCTCAGCAGCACCATGGAAGGCGGGGACGCCGGCGGCATCTACAAATCATTTTTCGAGAACATTGGCGGGGCGTCGGAAAAGCTGGGGATGAAGTTCGTCGACCAGAACGGCAAGTTGCTGCCGATGCTCGACATCCTCGACAAGCTGGAAGGCAAGTTTGGCGATCTGAACAGTGCCAGCACCGGCGCCAAGCTGATCGAAGCTTTTGGCGGGGAGGGCGCCCGCGTCATCACCGCATTGACCAAGGACACCGACCGCCTGCGCAACGGCATGGACCAACTGGGCAAAGTCCGAGGCCTGGAGAACGCCGAGAACATGGCCAAAGCCATGGTCGATCCGTGGCAACAGTTCGCCGCTGCCGTCGAGTCGTTGCGCATCGCCTTTGGCCAGGTGCTGATTCCGATCCTGGCGCCACTCATGGATAAGCTGGTGGGCATCGGGAAAACCCTTAGCCGCTGGACGCAGATTTTTCCGAACATCACCCGCGTGATCGGCATCACCACGCTGACGATTTTGGGCATCGTGGCCAGCATGTCGCTGCTCACCCTCGTGGTCGGAATCGCCCGAACCACCTGGCTTGGGTTGGTCACGGTGTGGAAAGTGGTACAGCTGCTCAATCTGCGCACCGCTGCCGGGTTCGTCCTGCAGAAGCTGGCCATCTTGGCCTATACCGCCGTGATCTATGGTCTGAGTGCCGGCCTGGCCGTCATTCGGGGCGCCATGCTGCTGTGGCAGGGCGCGATCTGGCTGGTCAACTTTGCGCTGACCGCCAACCCGATCGGCGTGGTGGTGATGGGTATCGCCGCCCTGGTCGCGCTGGTCATCGCCGCCGTCTACTACTGGGACGAATGGACCGCCGCGCTGCTCAACAGCGAGGCGTTCAAGTGGGTCAGTGACCAGTTCAAAACGCTGTCTG